GGCGATGATAAAGGGCTTCTCAGCCGAGGAGCCAGATACCCTGCGTGGCCCACAGCATCATGGTGCATGGTGTGACGAGCTAGCAGCATGGGAGTATGAGGACACCTGGGATCAACTCCAGTTCGGTCTCCGACTAGGCGAAACTCCTCGCGTAGTAGTCACTACCACGCCTAGACCCACACAGCTCATACGCGATCTCGTATCTCGATCTACTACATATGTGACCAGAGGCTCGACCTTTGATAACGCGGCGAATCTGAGCTCTATCGCGCTCGCAGAGCTACAGGCTCGATATAACGAAACGAGACTTGGTAGGCAGGAGCTATACGGGGAAATCCTTGAGGATGTAGAGGGTGCTCTCTGGACTAGAGGCATCATCGAGCGATGCAGAGTCGAGGAACGACCACATCTCTCACGCATAGTCGTATCTATAGACCCTGCAGTCACCAATACAGCTAACTCAGATGAGACCGGCATAGTCGTAGCTGGATGCGATGTATCCGGTCATGGCTATCTACTAGCTGACCACTCCATGCGCGGCTCACCTCTAGACTGGGCATCTAGGGCTGTAGCTCTCTTTGACGAGTACAAAGCTGACTCGATCCTAGTCGAGGTAAATCAGGGAGGCGATATGGTCAGCGCAGTCCTCAAACAGGTCAGACCTGTGCTGCCTATACGAGAGATACGAGCTCATGTGGGTAAGAAACTCAGAGCAGAGCCTGTCGCTGCTATGTATGAGCAGGGGCGTGTCCACCATCTCGGTATCTTCCACAAATTAGAGGATCAGATGACTACCTGGACACCGGCAGACCCCACATCCCCTGACAGACTCGATGCGATGGTGCAAGCGTTCTCTGATCTGCTCGGTACATCATCTATCAGCAACTACTTCAACTCACTAGCAAATGTCTGCTCTAGCTGTGGGATGCCGAACCCTAAGTCAATGCACATCTGCATGAAGTGTGGAACTGCTATCATCGTGGCTACCATAAAGACCGGAGGACTATAGATGGCTGTCAGTTTCAACTTCACCGGCGAATATGCGATAGACCAGGGTGCAGATTGGTACGCGACCTTCATCTACAAACAGCCAGCCGAGATCACAAACATCACGGCTAACGGCACTACAGTCACAGTCACAGCTCAAAACGGCTTCATACCTGGACAGACAGTATCCATAGATGGGGTCATCCCACCTATCTATAACCTACAAAATGTCGCCATCGCGAGCGCAACTGCCACCACTTTCACTATTACAAACGGCGCGACAGGCACATACATCTCAGGAGGGCTTGCTACATCGGCGGTCAATCTGACAGGTGCTACTGCTGCGCTACAACTACGATCTCTACCATCATCTCCTGATGCGGTGCTCTCTCTAGCCACAGGCGGAAACGGCATCACCATCACAGGCGCATCGGGTACTGTAAATACTCACGCAACAGCTACACAGACGAGGAACATAGACCCTGGTATGTACTACTACGATCTCGAAGTCACATCAGGTGGAGTAGTCACTCGCCTAGCTCAGGGACAGGCAGAAGTATCGGCGGAGGTGACTCGGTAATGGCTGACGATGTAGTAATCATCAAACCCACGAACGCGATAGTAGAGGTCACAGCACCTGGGCCACAGGGAGTAGCCGCAAGTGCTCAGATTTTCTACACACATACACAGAACAGCCCTTCGGCGGTGTGGACTATAAATCACAACCTCGGAGGCAATCCCACCGCAGTCGTACTCGACTCGGCAGGGACACAATGCGAAGGCACTTTCAGTTATCCTACTGTCAATCAGATGGTGATTACCTTCACGGCAGCGTTTAGCGGCGTTGCATATGTGATCTAGAGGAGAAAAACATGGCGCGCAAGTTTCTAGTAGGCATTGACCTCAACAAGAATGAGCTATCAAATGCTGTCATCCAGAATCTAGCATCAGCACCGGCAAGTCCTGTCGCTGGTCAGATTTATTTCAATACAGGCGATGGCGAACTGTATTACTACGATGGCACAGCATGGGTATCTGTACTCAATGAGTCTGAGGTCATCTCAGGTCTATATGCAAACATCCCTGCAGCAGGAACAGCAGGTCGTTTGTTTTTTGCTACTGACCAACAAATCATGTACTTCGATACAGGATCAGCATGGCTACAGGTTTCTAACTTTGGCGCAGTCACAGCTCAGACTACATATGGTGCATCTAGCGGTAGTGGCTCTGCTACAACATACTCTCGATCTGACCATACTCACGGCACACCATCTCTGACCAACACCACACCAACAGCACTCGCTATCGGTGGTGCAGGTGCAGTAGGTACAGGCACAGCTCCTGCTCGTGATGACCATGCACACGCAATGCCATCCTTCGGAAATGTCACCGCAGAAACAACATTCGGTGGGTCATCTGCTAACGGAACAGGCACATCTGTCGCTCGCAACGACCACACACACGGCACACCGGTACATGACAACACAGCGCACTCCGCTATCAACCTGAATGCACTCGCTACACCGACTGCTGATCTCAACCTCAATAACTACAAAATTACGAACCTCGCCACACCAACGCTATCTACTGATGCTGCTACAAAGGCATATGTAGATGGAGTCGCAGAGGGTCTGCATATCCACGCTGCCTCATACGCTGCTACGACTGCGAACCTCAACGCTACATACAGCAATGGCACATCAGGTGTAGGAGCTACTCTGACCAACGCAGGGACTCAGGCAGCCTTCGCGACTGATGGAGTCAGCCCATCTCTGAATGATCGTATCCTCGTCAGACTGCAGACCTCACAGGCGCAGAATGGTATCTACACACTCACAACAGTCGGTTCAGGCTCTACAAACTGGGTACTGACTCGTGCTACAGACTTTGATACTGCCGCAGAAATGTCAGGCGGAGATTTCACCTTCGTAGATAACGGCACAACACTCGCGAACACAGGATGGGTCAGCGTAGATGAGGTCAATACAGTCGGTACTGATCCTGTTGTATTCCAACAGTTCTCAGGTGCAGGTACATATACAGCATCTAATGGTGTACTGCTCACAGGCACAAACTTCACAGGCGTAGTCGTATCATCCGGTGGTCTATCAGTAGGCGCATCAGGCTTCGAGCTAGATACCGCTATCGCAGTACGCAAATATGCGGCAAATGTCGGAGATGGCACAGCCACCACATACACCGTGTCACATAACCTCGGAACAAAGGATGTTATAGTCAGCGTGTACGACAACAGCAGCCCATATGCTGAGGTTGTCACCGATGTACAGCACACATCTACGACTGCTATCACGCTCTTGTTCTCTGTAGCTCCTACATCAAATCAGTATCGAGTAGTAGTCCACGCCTAGTAGCACGAGAAGGAGATACACATGGGTCTGCGTGACCGTATCGCTAGAGCTCTAGTAGGTGACATAGAGAAAGCACCTCGCCTTCCTGCAGGATCAGTCACTATGACTGAGCAGGAGATGAGACAAAGTGGGCTCGCCATGCAACAGACATATGGCAATAGTGTGGCTCTGCCACGCGCTCCATTTTCAGCTACTGTCCCCTTCGGCCCTGGTATGCCTATCACCCCAGGAGCTATCAACCCGATAGACCCTGCTACCGGCAGACCGATGCCGCGCCGATATGAGTATCAAGTCGCGCAGAACATCAATATCACCGAGACTCGTCTCGTACCTTTCAAGACTCTACGCGCTGCTGCAGATCAGATTGACATCCTGCGCCGGTGCATCGAGGTCACAAAGTCAAAACTCACAGGTTTAGACTGGGACATCGTGCTCGGCTCAGATGCCTCAGAGAAAATCGTGGCAGAGATAGGTGGAGATCATGTGCGAGCTATGGCTCAGGCGCGTGAAAACTTTACAGAGGAAATCAACAGACTCCGCACCTTCTGGGAGAACCCTGATAGAGCTAATGGGCTGACCTGGACAGACTGGCTTATGACTCTAGCTGAGGAAGTCCTCGTCATAGATGCATGGGCTGTATATCCACAGCCATCAGTCGGTGGCGACCTCTATGGTTTCCAGATACTAGACGGCTCGACTATCAAGCCACTCATAGATGACAGAGGCATGAGGCCGATGCCACCTAACGCGGCATATCAACAGATACTTTATGGTTTCCCACGCTCAGAGTTTGCAGCGAATGATGATGATCCGAAGGCAGACGGCGAGTTCACCTCAGATGATCTCGCATATATGGTGCGCAACCGCCGGTCTATCTCGGTCTATGGTTTCTCTCCTGTAGAGCGAGCCCTACCTCTAGCTGATATCTATCTGCGCAGACAGCAATGGCTACGAGCTGAGTACACAGATGGTGTGCTCCCTGAACTCATGTTCACAACAGACGAGGATTGGGGCAACAACCCTGACCTCCTACGCGCCTATGAAAACATCCTCAACGATGACCTAGCCGGTCAAACAGAGCAGCGCAAGCGCGCTCGCCTACTACCTAAGGGTCTATCCCCTGTGGTCAATGAGGGCTATGGTGAGAAGTTCAAAGACACACTAGATGACTACCTCATCACCTCGATCTGCGGTCACTTCGGTGTCCAGCCAGCCGAGATTGGCTTTGCCCCTAAGGGGGGTCTAGGCGGAGCAGGGTTCGAGGAGGGCAGAGCTGAAACAGCCGAGGCTCTCGGTATCCAGCCTCTAGCTAACTGGATCAGCAAGATGGTCACTAACCTCAGCTATACATATCTCGGTATGCCACGCGAACTAGAGTTTCGCCTGATGACATCAAAGCGGATGGATAACGAGTCAAGTGCTCGCAAAGCACAGATTGAGGTCACATCTGCAGGTAAGACCATCAACGAGCGCAGATCAGAACTAGGACTACCACTACTAGATACCCCACAGGCTGATATGCCTATCCTCGTGGCAGGTGCGGATATATTCCTGTTCTCCCCTGACGGCATCATCAACGCCAAAGAGGTCACGACAGCTCCGACTTTGGAGGGCGAGAATGCCACACCGACCACACCCACTACTCCTAATCTCAGCGATGAGCAGCCTGAGCAGGAGGAAGCACCGGATAACGATGACGAGATTGGTGAGGCGACTCGTGATGAGGTCAAAGCGTTCATGAAGTGGGCATCAAAGGGTAGGAGAGCCCGTCTATTCGAGTTCAAAGCCCTAGACCCCATCGTGGCCGATGCTCTAAACAAGTGCGCAGTAGAGGGAGACTTCGATACGGCTAGAGCCCTAGCTAAAGCGTATTTGACATGACTTGGCAGCGAGCTATGGATGCAGATGCTCGTCTAGCGGCTCGAAATGCGACCAAGATACGCGCTGCGCTGAGGCAAAGCATCAACAGCGAGACGATGTATGAGGCATATCTAGCTACACAGCCCTCTCGCACAGGCAATCTCGTACAGAGTCGCGCTCGCGCTCGCGCATGGGCAATCATAAATGTGAGAGTAAATATGGAGGCTCTCAAGATGATCCTCCTACGAGTCTGGGCTACTGGATATCTACTAGGTGATCTCGCTGCTCAGGAGCTCATCGCTGAGGCAGAGCGCAAACAGTCAAAGAGTGCAGATATAGTCAAGGCGGATATAGAGGTCGCTATCGACTGGGCATCCTGGGAGCCAGGAGATCAGATATCAGCACTCATACTCAAGCCCACACGAGCCTTCCGCAGACTCCTAGAGGCACAGGGCATCACGCTCAAGGAACTGACAAATACAGAGCTCAAAGATATAGGCAACGCTATCGGTGAGGCTATAGAGCTCGGTTTATCACCTAAACAGGCAGCGAAACTTATCTCAAAGACAGTCGCTAGTCCTATGCGAGCTCTCATGATTGCTATCACCGAGTCGAATAGAGCAGTATCGGCAGCGACAGTCGCTCGATATCAAGATGCTGGTCTAGCTGAGATGGAATGGACTACCTTCGATCCATGTCCTATCTGCGCACAGAATGATGGACAGACTGTAGGTATCGGCGCACCTTTCCCATCCGGTCATACACAGCCACCGGCACATCCGAACTGCCGATGCGCACTACTACCTGTCATCCCTGATTTTGATGCACCGAACTACACAGGTGGTCAGGTGATACAGATGTCATCTATGCCATCATCAAAGCGCGACTCTGTTAGAGTTAGACATATCAATACCTTCGCAGCACAGACTGAATAGGTGGACTTATGGCTGATGGTTTCGTTCCTCCACAAGCGGTGCGCAGTAATGCAAAGCGTGGACTAGAGCTCAGAGAAAAGCATGGGCGCGGAGGTACGGCTGTAGGAGTCGCTAGGGCTAGAGATTTATCTAATGGCGCATCACTCAGCTACGACACCATCAAGCGTATGAACAGCTACTTCGCTCGTCATGAGGTAGATAAGAAGGGCGAGGGTTGGGGAAAGGACTCAGCCGGATACATTGCATGGCTACTATGGGGGGGCGATGCAGGATGGTCTTGGGCTAGAGGCATCATCAGATCACAAGAAAGCAAGGAGAAGTCCACTATGAGCAATCTGACTACCTCGTACTTTGGTATCGAGAAAGCGGATAGAAACTCTGACGGCACTCTGACTGTCTATGGCAAGGCAACAGATGACTCAGTAGATATAGATCAACAGATATGCGATGGTGAGTGGCTAGATCGAGCCATGCCAGCATGGTTCAAGTCAGGTGGAAACATCCGAGAGCAGCACAGCAATATCGCTGCAGGTGTAGCCAAAGAGTATGAGCTCAAGCGCGATGGACACTACATCACAGCTCTAGTCGTTGATCCTGTATCGGTCAAAAAGGTAGAGACAGGTGTGCTCAAGGGCTTCTCAATCGGTATCAAAAATCCACGCGTGACACGAGACAAAGTGGCAGCGAATGGTCGTATCGTGGATGGTCAGATAGTCGAGGTATCCCTAGTGGATAGACCGGCTAATCCTAACTGTCAGCTACTCCTAGCCAAGTCTGCGGTAGGCGAGGACTCTATGATCCAGGTAGAGGAGCTCATCGAGAAGGCTGACGAGAAGCCTGACTATGAGAGCATCAACGAGGGCGGAGCAGGGTCAGAACCTGCAGATATGGAGCTCTACAACCGAGTCAAGCGTGAGGCTAAAGACAAGTTTGATGTATATCCATCGGCTGTAGCGAATGCCTGGGTGGTACGCGAGTACAAAAAGCGTGGGGGCAAATACAAACGCAAAACAAAAAAGACCGCTAATACTTTAGACTTATTGCACATCTCTGAGGAGGATGCCATGACAACACTAGCGAACGAGATTGTTCAGCTATCCAAAGCGTATCAAGGTACAGACCTTCTCAAGTTTGACCGCAAGACATACGACTCTGCTCGACAAGCGTTAGCACAGCTCATTGCTATCGAAGCGGAAGAAATGAGTGAGGGACATGATGAACAGATGTCACTCGCGCACCTACTACAGGCAGTACACCACCTCTTTGCATGGTACGAAGGGGAGAAAGCAGAGGGAGAAGTGGAAGAAGTACTAGAAGATATCGAGCTCGCAGCCAAAAAGGATGAGGAGTCCAAAAAGCCTGAGGCCGATAAGAAAAAGACAGAGCATGAAGATACTGATGACATGAAGAAGTTCATGCCTAAGAAGGATGAGTCCAAAGAGTCATTCATGAAGCGATGCAAAGAAGCTGGCATGAAAGATGATGCCATCAAGAGCATGTGCGACAAGTACTACAAGGCAGATGCTGATGCAGAGAAGTCTGCAGAGGTGACTAAGTGCCTAGAGTGCGGATGTGCTCAGCCAGGATCAGATCATGGACTCACACAAACAAACGATTTTGCAAATGTAGCGAAGCCATCTCATGTGACAACAGCAGAGATGTACACACCTGACCAGACACCTAAGAGTGCAGAGCCAGATGATGCTGAAAAGAAAGAAGAAGATGAAGTTTCTGCGGATGAGCCTAAATCCACAGATGTAGAAGCCATCGTTGAAGAAGCGATAAAGAGCGCAACACAGTCCATCAGAACGGAGATCGAGGCACTCATGTCTGCAAAAGAGGCAGCAGAGGGTCGTGCGATGAGTTTGGAAACTGAGTTAGCTACGGCTAAATCTCTCGCGGCAGCAGGAGGCCCAAAGCGCACAGCGAAACCTGTGGCTGAAACCTCTAGCGACCTTCTAGTGAAGGCTGCTATGTACACCGCGAAAGCAAAGGCAACAACTGACCCAACACTTGCAAAGGGATATCGCGTTCTAGCTGAGAAGTTTGCAGCAGAGCATGACACCCTGAACAAGTAAAACCCAAACAACGAAAGGACAACACAATGGCTGAAATGCCTCGTGCTACTGATCTCTTCGGTGATGTTTCACCGGTAGAGGCAGCGCAACGCCATGAGGAATACCTCGGTAGCCTCAACAAGTCATTGGGTAATGCCTCAACTGTTCCAGGACAAGCACCTGTTGATGCGACATCGGCTCTAGAGTCACTCGCAGCAAACAAGTCCCTTGCTCCTGATGCAGTAGCTGGACTACAGAATGCACTCGCCGCACAACGCATGGCGATGCAGGATATCCAGAAGGACATCACCCTTACATCTCCATTGAGCACATCTTTCGCAGCCTTCGATCTAGAAGCACCTGCAAAACTGCTCACACCACGCCCAACTCCACTACGCAATCGCATCCCTCGTAAGAAGGGTGTGGGTACATCTCACCGTGTAAAGAGAATCCTCGGATACACAGGTACAGGTACAGGCGGAATCGGAAACACATGGCCTGGTATTACTGAAAGCTCAACAGCCACATTCGGTTCTATCAACTACGAACGCGGCCCAAAGATTTCATATGCTGCTGACGACCTAGTGTTGCCATACAACAGCTACTCACTATCCGACAGCGTTTCGTTCGATGCTAACTTCTCAGGCCTTGGATATCAAGACCTTCGTCAGCTCTCATCTACATCCACGCTATATGCAACGATGTTGATGGAAGAACGCATGATGCTGATGGCTCGTGGTACTGCATCTGGCTACTCAGGCGCACTCACAGCACCTACCTTCGCACTCGCATCACCTGTTGCATCAGGATCACAAACAGCCGTTGCTGCTGCCACTTACTATGGAAATGTCACCGCAGATGCTGGTATCTCAGGCAACGGCTTTGGCGAGTCCATCCTCGGTACAGAGGCTTCTACTGCAGTCGCATCAGGCGATGTTCTTACTGTCACAGTAAGCACCGCAGTCGCAGGTGCTCTTGGCTACAACATCTATGTTGGTACAGCCACAGGCGCAGCGAACCTCAAGTATCAGGGAACACTTCGCGGAACAGGCACTTTCACCATTCAAGGTGCAGGTACATCAGGTTTGACCGGCAACAACGCTGCCCTCACCACAACAGGTGCAGCAGCATCTCGCGCATCCGCAGATACTTCTGCATATGCAACAGGATATGACGGCATCCTTCCTACTGTCCTCGGAGCTAACTCAGGCTTCAACAACAGCATCAACAGCACTTTCAGCACAGCCAACCCTGGCGCAGAGTTCCAGACTGTGTTCGCACAGCTCTACTCAAATGTCAAGGCTGATCCTGATCTAGTGCTACTCAACGGCAATGACCGTAAGCAACTCTCAGATGCAATCAAGAGTGGCTCTACAGCTAACTATCGTTTGACTATCCAGGAGCCAGGTAAAGATGGAATCACATATGGTTCTATCGTCACCGGTATCCAGAACGAAGTCACCGGTAAGGCTGTCGATCTCATGGTTCATCCTTGGCTAAATCAAGGTGTTGCACCTGTCCTATCATTCACACTTCCTATCCCAGATACCGAAGTGAGCGATGTATGGGCGAACTTCATGGTTCAGGACTACATGGGCATTCAATGGCCTGTGACTCAGTTCAGCTATGACTTCTCAACCTACTTCCGAGGTACTTTCTTCTGCACAGCTCCAGCATGGAACGGCGCAGTATCGGGAATCATCTCTGCGTAGTACAACTGAATGAGGCGAGGAGGGTGCGGTGTAATAGCCGCACTCTCCATCAGTTATAGGAGGCTAAATGCCAAGATATGTAGCTCCAGATAGAGGCGTGAAAGAGACAGTCATTGGCGGTGTGAAGTACAACCCTGATAAGGGTGGTCTTTACAATGTAGAAAGTCGAGCACATGGAGAGGCGATGAAACGAGAGGGCTTCTTTGAAGCATCACTCAACCCATATGCGCAAGGCGATATGCAACGAGGCTTCACCTGCACAGCCTGTGGCTTTGATGGGTGGTTTCGCAAGTGTGGTCGCTGTGGAGTAGAGGCGACAGATATAGCTAGAGATGGGGAGTAGTCATGGCAGTAGGTATCACGCCCGATACGACACGAGAGATGCCCTATCTCACAGTCCAAGAGTACAAAGATGCCCCTACCTCTATTGACTACAACAACCTAGTCGTAGGCGGTAATCAGGCAGCGCAGGATGCCGAGCTCGCAAATGTGATCCTACG